AAATTTTAAAAGATCCATCAAACAAAGCCCTATCACATTGTTTGTTTCCATGTGTTTATTATAACACAACTTTGATTAAAAGCTGTACTAAATGAAACTTTTAAAATTTGTTGTCAACATCCTAAAAAACTCATAGACTGTACTGTGTAACACTGTGTCAGAATATAACCACTAAAGCGTTATGACAACAAATTTTAAAAGATCCATCCAAACAAGTCCGATCACTTGTTTTTCTTTTATTATAACACAACTTTGATTAAAAGCTGTTACCGTATTCAAACATTTTGTTGAGTTCTTTTGCAAGAGCTCTTGCAACCTCTTTGCTATAGCACTCAGCTACATTTCTTCCCTTCAGATCCACAACCCAGTTGTTTTGATTTATGAATCCACCCACATAAGCTCTCCCACCTAACACAACAGTTTGAAGTTTTGTTTTCATGTGTTTATTATAACACAACTTTGATTAAAAGTATCGCAGATCATAAACAAAAAGGATCTTAAGTTTCCCTAAGACCCTAACAAGATATAAAGTATCGTTCTTGTTATGCTTAGGTGTATCCTCTTCCCTCAATCATCGGTGCATTATAGCCAGTTGTGTATGCACAGCACCATGTCTATTTTGTGTCTAGACTTGAGGGAGCTCTATGGAAGTGATTGAAAATTTTGTTCATATACTTATTTATACTCAATGTGCAACTTTTAGGAAACTATTTTACAACTATTTCCAAAATAGTCACAGTCTCAGTAATGATCATAGGAGCCCCTGCTTGAGCTTCATTCTCATTCAGCAACTGCTTAAACTATAGCATCGATCTTTTCCTTGATTTCTTTCAGTTGTCTATTATTTAAACAACCTTTCCAAAAGCAAGAAAAGAATACAGCTTTCAACGAACAACCAGAAGCAATCATATCTGCTTCTTTTTCATACTCATCGAAGAGTTCGTTCTCTTTACAGCAAGTACCCATTGGGTCGAGATGATAAAGAACAAGGGCAATTTGTTGTTTTGTTTTCATGTGTTCATTATAACACACATCCGAATAAAAGCTACTTTATTTCTGAGAAGTGATCACAACACAAGGACCAGGCTTCATAGACTCGCGCTTGGCTTTAGACACTCGATTTGCAATAGAAGTCAACTTCTTCTGTTCTTTGGTCTTTTCAATAGAACCATCAAAGATCTTGTTAGCATTTCGGATGTTAGAGGAAGACATAGAGAAAATCACAGTTGAAAGTTTAGTCATGATTGTTACCTTAGTTTACCTTGTTTGTTTCCATGTGTTCATTATAACACGGCTTTGATTAAAAGCTCTACATTGGTCAACAAATTTGTGACTGCATCTTCTTGGTATGTGTACCATCATGTAGCTCCATTACCAACGAACGACAGAGTACTTCTGAATTATCCTTTTAATATGTCCATTCTATTAGGAAGGGAGTCCCCTGTAAACCCCTCTTAGCAGTTTCACACTGTTCTACGATACAATTTTGTTTATCATGTTCTAGTCCTGATAAATTTCCTTAATCATAAAATCTATGAGATTGCTTTAGAAACGATATTTTCTGCGTTTTATCGCAGCTAAGTGATTGATCTATATACACTTTTTTCATCGTTTTTCAGTGGATGAGGGACCCCTCATGGTTTTTTACGGAAAACAGCAGAAACTAAAAATCCCCTAAAGAGGGGATTTGATCAAAACTTGTTCAAAACTTCATCATGGGTTTGTAGAGGAATGTTTCAAGTCAAAGACGAATGTAACTCTGTCAACACCCCCAATATTATCTGCCCAATGTTCTCTTTTGTTATCGAACCAGAAGAAAGTACCTGGATGAACTTCTAGCCAATCCCCATCACACCAGTAATTATAGACACCAGACAGTGAAAAGTGATAGCGATCTTTGTTTAGATAATAGTCACCATCATCGATGTGTTTACCAACACAACCACCTGGGGCTAGTTTAAAGAAAGCGGCACGAGAATGTTCTGATGCATTTCGTTCATTAAGAAACTTTCTTATCATGGGGAATTGCCAATACGCTGGAGTCTTACTATGAATGTCCGAATTCTTGATGTTCCCTGGCTTATCTTCTACTCCCATGCAAAGTGGCAAGAATCCATACGGGTCTTTATCTCCACCAATGTCTTGCATCTTTTTCACCATCTACCAAAGATGCTTGTTTTGCTCCAGTTCTTCTAGAAAAGGTTTGGTATCAATTCCAGTCTCAATGATTCTAATTTTTCCTGTGATTCTCATTCTTCTTCATCATCATCTGAAAAGAATTCATACCATAGCCAAAGAGATACTATACCCAGTGCTACCAATGTGCCGATTATAGCACCTAAACATGCTGACCAGAATGACATCATTTCATTACCTCATTAATTTATGTGAAAAGTTTTTCGTGTGTAGTTGTGTCTTTGCACTTAACCGCCCACCACGAAAGGGTTGGAACCTTCCGATTAAAATGCCGTTTCTAATTGACATAGAAACTCATTCTATAGTTGTTAATTTTACTGGATTATCGACACACATTTCGATATGCTATGACTTGCCCATACTGACCCCAGATTGGTTCTTGATAGCAATAAGTAGGACCGCAATATGTATTGTAACCACATACCAACTGTTGTTGTGGTTGAACGATAATTTGCTGCTGTGGATACACATCGTATGGATATCGTTGAGGTTCTGTTTTTTGTGCAGCGATAGCACCTCCAATGACTAATCCTAGAAGGGCACCCTGCTCGCGATCACCCCAAGCTTGGGCAGAGGTTACACCGACAGCAAAGGTAAGAGCAATTGCAAGTTTTTTCATGATATTACCAGACATAATAGTAAAAGAGGGGACCAAAGAACATGGCACCTATTACTGATGCCTGGATGATTTCGATGAGTGTTTGTTTGATCATAGTTGCATTATAACACATACTAGAATAAAAGCACGCTTAAGCACAAATTATTTTACAACAGTGACAGCTTCTTTGAACCAACTCGGGAATAATTCCTGATTTCCATGCCACAACGTGCTAAAGTTACTATCGATGATGTATGTTGTGGCATAATCATCCATACCTCTGACAGCTCTACCAGATGATTGAACAATTCTAAGAATAGCTTGTCTGGCGTACCATTTATTCTACCTGTTCATTAACAATTTTATTCTTGGGTTACCAAGATACTCGTAAGGTACCTTTGGTAGAATTTGCCATCTAGCAAGATCTCCCTTGAAGTCATATCCCGACTCAACACTGGGACTCAATAAAATCATATTCTTCTTTTTCAAAAGAGAGATAATTTCATCCCTGTCGTTACTGATCACCATACGTTTCTTGTGTTTAGAGTTATCACGGATGTCTTTAGCAAGTTGGAAAGACACGGTATGAATAACACCATTATCAGTCCCATGTCGATCAATAATCTTGTCAACAAATGTCGCCAATTTCTCTTTATCGAACTATCCTGACACTTTGATAGCATTCATCGCATACACAGGTCTTTGTTCGACTGGAATGGGATTTGCCGCATCGATCACAGCGACATCCTTCTTATCTATCCCCATCGTTTTCATATACTCATCAAATCCGCAGATCGTAGCCGACATATGAATAAACTGATCACATTTGTCATACAGACCTTTGTTCACAACCTGATGCGTATATACTGGTGTTAAGACCAGTTTCTGAGCATATGCATATTCTTCAATAATCCACTCACCACCAGAAAATGCAAAAGAATGCAGAGCTGTTGCCCAACCTCTCAGATCATCTATCACCGCTGCAATAGACCCATGCCCATGAGAAGACTCCTTGGCTTTCTGCTCAAGTTCACCTGCCTTAGTATCGATAGCATCAATGAGTTCCTTGGCAGATTTCTGGATATCCGCGTCAGGGACAAAATAGAAACCCTCATCATACTCGGAGAAGTCATTGATGAAAGCAGCAAATCTACCGGTGAAGTTCTTGCCGGCCACCTTTTCGATAGAAGTAAGATCGACAACATCTATAGTCAAAGCAGCATGTTTCACCAACTGCTCATCAATCTCATGACATTCATCGATAACAGTGAGTGATGCACGAGATTTGTCATCACCAATCAATACTGTTGGTGCCTTAATTTGGAAAGATGTGTTAGTCAAACGAAGATCTGCGTGTAGTCTCCACACCTCGCGGGTCTTGAAGTAATCACAAGATGAAGCAGGAACACAGCCACCCGCATTACAAGTTTGTTTACATTTTGCAGAGCCATAATGTCCTGCATTCTTTGAACAGGGGTAGTTCTGACGACCTTTTAACGAGAAAATCTCCTTATCATCATGAAGATACTGCTCTTGTAGACCTTTAGTAGCAGTAATAATTGCAGTTTTCCAATTCTCTTTACCCTTTTTGATCTGACGCATGACTCTATGTACTGTTGTAGCAATAGCACTCTTGCCTATACCTGTCGGCAGTTCCATAAGAATATGCTTTTTTCCTGCAACTAGATTTGTTACGGCGAAATCAATTGCTTCCTTCTGACCTGGATTGAACTTCTCAAATGGGAAGTGATCATCAATATATTTTTCATAGTTCAAAACGCGAATCCTTGTGTGTTGACTGTTTTAGATTTAATACCTGCAACCGGTAACTATTCTATAACATCTTCTGATACCGGTGTGTCTTCTCTGGTGTTCTATGCAATTTTTGGTGCATATGTTTTATTTTTTGCATCTGGTGTGAAACCGGAATTTGCCATCCCTTCCAGATCATATAACTTCATCTTAGCGCGATTTAGACCGACAGTAAATCTTTTATTGATAGTGGGATCCTAATATCTATTTTTCAGTTGTACCATCATCAACTGATTCATATCATCGAGTTCTTCAGTTCGAACAATACCTAGCATCACATCTGCGGTCATAGCAATACCTAAACTTTCTGATGTGTCAGTCATGTCTAAATCTGTGGTGTTGTACCCACCACGATTCACTTGACCTGCAGTCACGACAGGCACATCATTCTCTGTGGCAAATGCACGAAGTTCTTCTGCTATCTATTTCAGGTAAGCATAAGAGTTAACTGACCCTCCCATCTTCACCCTAGATGAAGCACAGATGCCAAGGTAATCAATGAAGATAATGTCAGGGGTAAAATCTTGCTTAGTTTTCAGTTCTTCTAACAGACCGCGGAAATGACCTGTGTGTGCTGCACCGGATGGATACTCCTTGATAAACAATCTTCCGTGAGTCTTAGCTGCAAGATTAGAAATTTTTGTGCAGAAGATATCCTTACCAATATCTTTGATCTTGTCAACTTCAACATCAAGTAAGTTGGCATCGATACGTTCTGCGATCTTTTCTTCGGACATCTCCATAGAGATATAGAGTACATTTAATCCATCTCGTAAACATCCTGCGGCCATGTGCGACATCACCAATGATTTACCACCACCAGATTGAGCTAATAAGATGTTTAGAGTTTTTCTGCTCAGTCCGCCATTTGTGATCTTATTGAACATCTCAATATCCATGACGATCTTAGATTCAACACGAGTATAAAAATCAAACCGTTTTTCTGCATCATCAAGATACTAGTGACCAACCGCAGTGTTAAAAGAAATCCCCAATGCTTCTTGAAGAATACTAGGGATTGCTTCCCGCTAGTGTTTCTGATCTTTGCCGTCGATGATGGTGATAGATTTCATGATAGCATTGTACAGAGCACGATCTCTGCAGAATGCTTCAGTCTTTTCTATTAGCCAATCTAGATTTTTCGGCTCGGTTGAAAGACCTTGTATCCTAGCAAGAGCGTCTTCGGCATCAGAATTAGAAATACCTGACTTGTCTGTAATTTGCACACGCAGTACATCCTTTGTAGGAAGCACATTGAATTTCAAGAAGAAAGTATTGATTTCATCGTAAATGAGAGCATCAACTCTTTCTGCGAAATATTCTTTTTCAAGGTGAGGAACTACCTTTCTGGCGTAGTCCTCACTAATCAAAAGACTCGATATAATCACTGACTCAATTTGCATTACTAAACTCCACAATTATGAATAGGTGTCACCCGCGGAATTGGCGTTCCCGATGACTTTACTCAACCAACTAAAGGCTTATATGAGCAACAAAAATATATTACGTTTATGCCTATCTGAGATCAAAAGATAGTGATACCGCTAAAGCCGGCACACCATACTACATAGGCAGCGGCAAAAGAGCATATGCAAAACATGGAAGTCTACATATTCCATCATAAAAGTAATATAGTCATACTAGAAAGAAATCTGTCAGAAATAGGTGCTTTTGCACTAGAAAGAAGATACATCGAATGGTATGGAAGAAAGGAGGGAAACATCCTCAATTCAAATATCTAAATTGAGGATGTCGTTCTTCCTTTATTCAGTTCCGCCCTTGAATACAGTGGTATGTTCCTCTAAGGATTTTGTCAACATTTCAACAAGAGCATCACCAACAAACTTTTCAAATGCCTGCACATCATAAGGTTCGCCTTCTATGATATCGTATTGGAATTGTAGAATTGGTTCATCTTCATCGGGAAAATTTACTTCCCCAAGAACATAACTAATGCCGGCAAATGGACCAGAGTTTATTTTAATCACAATTTTGTCTTTGTGAACATCTGAAGGCACATAATCAAATTCACTCATTGTCATCTCCAATCTCGCTCATTGCGGTGTCAATATCTTCATCTGTCATACTAGGAGAAGATAGCATATAACGATTAATCACTTTTTGCTTAAATTCCTTTGATTCTAAGATAGGACTCCAGAATTCTTCCGAATCACAGTCCTTTTTTCTATATTTTTTAGATGAAATTTCTCCAGTCACCAGATCAACTACAGAGTACCATCCGGACGAAGGAGATACAATTGCACCCAATTCAATTGCCATGTCCAAAAGACCGGAATATGGCTTAATACCTGTTTCATAATTCACAGTGAATGGGAATTTAGCCTTTTCACGGACAAATCGAGATTTATGAATATTCAATGTGAAGTGCCAACCATTCAATTCACCATCTGAAGATTTGTCTTGTGATTTTCCAATAACAAAGATAGTGTTCGCGGAATATGTGACAGCTGTTCCACCAGGAATGATAGTCTTTGGGAACATACCAATTTCTTGATAGACGTGATTGATCATGAAACATGGTAGCAACTTTTTATTCAATTGCACTGTCACAAGACGGAGGAGAGACCGAATAGCTTTGGCACGTGACATATCCGCCACTGATTTCTCATCACTCGCATCATCAGTTTCTTTCTTTGATGCAATTTGACCAATTGAATCAACCAAGAAAAATACTTTATCACCCTTTTCGATTTCTTCTAGTTTCTTAACAAAGTCAAACTTCAGTTGTTCAACATGTTCAACTGGAACGTGAACAACTCTGGCTGGATCAATACCAAATGACTTAATATATTGTGGGTTACAACCACCCTCAGAATCATATAGAACACCAATACCGTCTTTGTATTTGTCCAAATACGCCTTCAGACAATATAGTGCCAGAGCAGTTTTAAATGTCTTTGATTCACCTGCCAGAATTGTTAGACCGGAGCCGAACCCACCATCTACTTTACCAGAATATGCAATGTTAATAATAGGAAGCGATGTCTGAACGAGATCTTGTTCTTTGAACATATCAGCTTCTGACAGAATTGTAGCCCCTGCAGAACCTGCTTTCAACATTTTTTGCAATAATTTACTCATTTTAAAATATCTCCTTGAATATGAAACCACTCAGCGAATTTCTGAGTTTCCTCTTAATGAAAGATGGATCAAAAAATACCAAGTTTCTTTTCCGTTTAAACTTTTGTATCTTTCACTATTAACCAAAAAAGTCATCTAAACTTGACTGTTCGATAGCTGACCAACCAATTGAATCTAGAATGATCTGTGTAGAAGCAATCATCGTTTTGTCCCATTGAATATCTCTGTCAACCTTCTGGTGTAGGTCAAATTCAATAGGAAGAGTCTCATCAGCAGGGAAAGCAATGACATTCTCTCTTAGAGTATTTGGTAGTTTTAGATACACAAATTTGATCTTCGCACCAGAAACAATAATTGGAAACTGCCCTTGAAGATTTTTCTTCCGTATTAGATCATTATACAACAAACTTGCGCGGGCATGTATTGGTGTAGACACACCAGCACCCTTTTTGTAGATATTTTGACTATCGGAATATTCCTCTAAATTGTTAGCAGATCTTGGAAATGCAATTTCTTGCACCGACAATTGATCAAACTCTTTACGAGTTTCTAATAAAAATTTCTGAATTGTGCTTTGATCTGTGTCAAACACCAATGGGAGAACATCCTTCAACTTCTTACGGATAAACATTGGAGTAGACGAACGGACGAGTTCCAAACCAATCGTTTTATATTTTGGTTTTGAGTATGTAACACCCTCAGAAGAATATGCACGTACTACATATTTTTTCTTTGCTAACCAGATTGCCTTATCTGCACATACCTCTAATTTAAATGATAGTTTGTTCTCGTAGACATTCATTTGCTTACAGACATCATTCACAATATCATTGACATTCTTTTGAATAATATCAACTGCCAATTTTTCTAATCGTTTAATAATCTCAGACTTATCGGGAATATCTGATAGATATTTCTGTACAACTGGGGCGACATTGATGTAACAACTGTTGTGTACTAAAACACCGTTGCCGAAAAAATTATGATTATCTTCTGTTTCAATATCATAAACATCTTCTTCGATCTCACCTAAATCTTCAATCTGAAAATCAGTTGTGAACTCTAATTGCATTTTTTTAATCTTTCTATAATTAAATCACGATCTTTAGTCATGTATTAGTTCATACAAATTCAGTGCTTAATATGTATTAACTCATCAGTCTTCAGAATGTCTGAGGGAATAACGGAAAGAATGAGACTATTCCTGCGTACAATAATTGAGTGATCATTCGTACAAATTACTTCTTTTCCACCAACAGTAATTTTATACATTCTCTTTTTTACTCTATGTTTCATAACATATGAAACAGATTTATTTTCCATTACCTGTGTATTTGGATTCACAGTAGGTGTGTAATCTGAATCACATTTTTTAACATAGTCTTTATTAAATTCATCTCTTTTGATGAACTCCGTCTTAGAATCATAATAATCTGCAATTGTTGTTTCAGTGCCGTTAACTAAAATTTTTGTATCTCCGACGACAGAATCAGTGTCGATATAGATCAGGTACTTGTGACCCTCTGTCTTGAATACTTTATTCAGTTTATCATCGATGCTTTGCTCAATAGACCGAAGAACATACTGACCGGTCAATGTAATTGTCTCTGCAACATTAGAGTTGAAGAAACGGAACCCTTGATTTCCAATTCCACCGTAAAGTGAATTTAAAGAGATCTTGAGTGCCATTTGTAAGTTATCAAGAGCGGAGATTTCCTCTTCTGCTTTATTGTAGAGTTTTAACAATTCGGAATCGGAAAGTTTAGAAAGATCCATATATGAGGTCCTGTTCTAATAAAATATACTATATGGTGATATAGTAAAGGTTGAAAATTGTTGATATCGAAGAAAAATTACTTCCCGTTTGTGGGAATGAAGAAAAGTGAACGTGTATTTGGTAATATACAAAAGTCCCAGCTAAATCAATAGTCGGAAACTTTTTGATCTTACACTTTCAATCCACGCCTGGTGATTTCTGTCTTGATGTGTTCCAGATCCTGAGTCCTATTAAGCATTTTCTTTTTAGAAGATTTCCTATCTGCCATCATTTCTTCTACAATCTTTGGGATAACACCGCGTGTAGTAATTTCAAACTTGGAACCATTCGGTCCCCATGCTTGATTTTGAGGTGGATCCAACTTCATTTTCCCAGCCAACAAAGAATCAACATTGTATTCTTTGTCAATACCTCGATATGTTTCTGGGCTGATATTCAGTGTCATCATGATGGATGGATACAAGCTTGTAGCATCTAATGAGATAACCCATTCATGCATACCAACTGATGGGTCCTTTACATAAGCACCTTCGATGTGCTTGTCACCATCAGGATTGTGTTCCTTCAGTGGCACAACCGTATTTTCACCAAACAGCCTGTTGTGGAGAATAGAATCCCACATCTTTACAGGACTGAAAACATCTGTAAAGTTGATTTTTGCCAAATATGCCAGAGTATAGACTAACTCAATAAGTTTCAATTTATCTTCAAGACGAGCAACAAGTTGCGTATCTCGGATGTTATAGTCAACATACTTTGCATCAAACCCCTTCCAGTAGAACTCATTGAAGTTCTTATACTCCGAGTGGTCCAATTTGGTCTCACCAAGTTCTTCCTGTGCAATATGCCCTAACGAGTAAGATTCATGTTTTACAAACACAAATTTCTTGTACAGAGCCATATAGTCTAGAATAGACACACCAGCAATATTACAGATGATTTCTTCATCTCCACCAAACCCACCGGAGACACGTTTCTTAATAACTTCAACTGATTCCCACGGTGATAACTTCTTGGCCCATTCTTCTCCGAGAACTACTTTTACACGATTCACAATGTACGGAATATCAAACCGCTCGATGTTCCATCCAGTGATCACTTCTACTGATTTGAGTTGCCAAAATTGTATGAACTGCTTAAGCATTTCCCTTTCAGATCCACAGTTCATGTACCTGCTATCAAGAACTTTTTCACCTTTATACTCGCGTGAGCCAAATGTGAAGCACTGTTTGCTCTGCAGACATTGAATTGTGATAAGAGTGATTTCACAATCACCTGTCTCTGCATTCGGGAAGCCAGTAATCTTTCCTTCTGCATCTTCAAACAATAGCGTTTCTATATCTAAAGACCAAGCAGAAATCAGTTTTGGGTCAAAGTTAACTGATCCAGAATATGTCTCATTAATGTACTGAAGAACCCAGTTATGCTGACCGAACAATTCTACCCCACGTACACCTTCATATTTCTTGATGAACTCTCGTGCTTCTGACATCGAGTCTTGTTGCACGGGTTTAGCAAAATCTCCGTACAGAGTCTTAAACTTTGACTCCTTGTCGGTCTTTAGAAATAATGTTGGCTGGTAACGAGTTTTAAACTTGCTAGGTCCAGTTTCTGTTTGCTCTCGGACACAGATATTGTTCCCGAGTCTTACTACGTTTGTATAAAATCTTGTCATTCAGTCTTTCCAAAAAGTAGCATTGCAGCATCGCGAGCACAGTCGTGCACTGGGTTGTGCGCAATAGTCATGTCATCTGTGTAACCAAAGCATTTTGTCTGGTCTACTGCCACATACCCATCTTTACTGAGTGTGTATAGAATATCGATAGCAGTACGAATATCTCTGAAGTTATTATACACCCAAGGAAGTTTCATGTCGACTTGCTTAGCCAAATGCTCTGAAACAATAACATCCATGGATCCACGAGTATAGCACTTGACTCGAGATTGCCCGGTGTTGTCATAGACAAACTTCCGTAGTTGCTGAAGCGCCACGTCAGGTGTCACATCATTCTTACTTGGGATATATGATGTATGCTTAGCAGCGGTGCTTTGTTTTGCCCACCAATCTACGGTAGAGGAAGTAACTTGTCGACCCAGTTTTTGGATTTGATGTTTAGCATCCAATTTCACGAAGAAAGAATTCTTCATCAAATCATGATATGAACACGGTTCTGGTGAACTGATATAAATGCAACCTATAGAAAGTACTACAGCTGTTTCATTTACACCAAGTGTCTCTAAGTCATACAAATACATTTTTGATCACCTCTTTCATAATAACAAAGTTCATTATATCATAATCTTATAGTGAATGTTACGGCTAGTGTTTCCCCATAGCAGCTTCATGAACAAAAGCATTAGCTTGTTCTTCATCTAAGAAGAAACGTATTATGAAATTCACAGGATCATTACTATCATAGCACATAATCATAATATTCTCCGAGTTCTAGATCTAAACTCGGAATATCCAGTCATCAATCTTCTTAGATCCAAATACTGCTATTCGCTCAATTTTTGCTGGCATAAACTTTAAAGGTCCATAGAGTTAACCATGGACCTATTTAGTTCAAAGCATCAGAAGTTTGATGATTCGTTTAACAATTGTGGATGTAGTTCTTCAGAAGGAGGACCGATATTAATTTTCTTTGGTTTATCTTCTTCTTTCACATATTCCTCTAACCAGATAGAGAGAATACCGTTTACCAAATCCGCTCCTGCCACCTTAATATTGTCCATCAGTGTGAATTGACGAGTGAATTTTCTGGAAGCAAAACCTTTGAAAATATAGTTTGTAGAATTTTCATCCTTTCCGCTACTGGAGATAGTCAGAACATTCTTTTCTAGAGTAATCTCTAGATCAGAAATACTATAACCTGCAAGAGCCAATTCTACTGTATACTTATTTTCTTCGGTCTTTTTAATATTATAGAACGGGAACGTTCCAAATTTCTTGGCATTTGCAGCTAGTTGAGCTTGCAGATTAAAAAATCTGTCAGCACCAATGTAGCCACGAGTTAGTTGATCAAATAAGTCCATTTTATTTTCCTTTCAATTAGACAAGGTTAGAGGAAGACCCAATAGGCATCTTCCTATTTGAGGTAACTACCCTCAAATTCTTTTGAATTCAATTCTTTTGAATTCAATTCTTTTGAATTCTTTATGATTTGGTCTTAAATTTACCAAGATTATACTTTGGTATCAAATTCCAATTTTTCTTTTCACTGTGAGAAATAATTTTAATAGAAGAAACAGGAACTCTTGCATTCTCATACATGGATGTCTTTATGACAGAACACATTCCCCACTGTTCAATCAAAGAAGCGATAGTATTTCTACGAGCTACATCTTCGTAACCCAGAGTTGTATCCTTCCCATCAAGTGCAAATAGCTCCAAGAAACTAACAATATAATACTTGCCCTTCTTATGTAAGATATGGCACGTCTGATACAAAGTTTGATCTTTCTTCGAAGAAATACCAATACGAGTCAATGTTTCTTTGATTTTGAGAAAAGAATCAGGGTCGATTAAACTGATCTCTAGCATAATATCTGGCTACCATTTGAAGTCCCAGACAGTGTAATCATTTTTTAGTTCCATGTTGCTCACCCCTATCCAGGGATCCTATTAAAGTTGCATAATCAGTTTCACTCATCAATGAAACATTGTTTTCTATTTGTCGAAAACTATGAATAGGTTATACTTGCGGAATTCCTGTTCCCAGTACCTCTAAACATATTTATGCTACAAATCTTTAAGGAAATGTTATGTCCAGCGTAAAAAATCGAAACCATACTTTTATATCATAGAACACACATCTTCTGGTCTTTTATATCGCGGATCTGAAACAAAATCAGGCTGTCATCATTCAAAATTGTTAACACAAGATGATATAAAACATCATCTAAGTATGTAAAAGAATTAATCAAGCATACTGGATTAGAATCTTTCCGTATTATTTAGTACACAGAATTTAATGTGGAAATCAGAAGCCGCCAAATATGAATCAGATTTTCAAATCCCAAAGCGGATATGCGCAATAGGATAAGTGTAAATCTTTTACTTATTCCTACCACCCCTAGCCAGTGAAGCCAATAATTCTTTCTTAGTTTCATCTGACAGAAGAGAAACATAGTTTTCCATAACTCTAATACAGATACCAAAGTGCTTGGATAACATTTCAATTTCTTGAAGTTTTTCTGGTTTATGCCACTTGGCGAATCGTTTTTTCTTATGAGTGATTCCCAATCTGTAAAAGTCATATTGCATCTTATTTGAAAGATACTGTGACTTCTCATTCATCATCTGAGAAAATAGAACTGTGTCACGAAATTGTGATAAACCCCTGTTTATCATGAAAGAATTATAATCTTTTTCAGAGGTAGATTCATCCCAAATAGATTCAGTAGACCCATTGATATTATTCAGCCAATCAAAAGGATTACTGCTCATCTTTTTCTCCTTTAGAAAAAACAACAAGCTTAGATGTATCTTTAGATTTTAATTTCTCAATACACTCATTAAATGAGCCGGAGGTGATAAACTCACCAGTCACCATATTCACAAATGAATATTCATCCTCTTTGTCTGCATCCTCTTTGTCTGTGTCATAAAAATACACATTGGCAACTGGGTACTTATCTATCTCTTCCGATTTAGCATAATTATAGCCGGTGATGAGCCCTTTGTAATAACCTGTAGTCCATCCTATTACTACAGCCAGTAGTAAAAAAACAAACAGTGTCAAATCCGTTAGAGTGTTTACTGCTTCCATTGAGCACCTGCCATAAATTCAGTGAGAAATGCAGCAATAAGAATTTCTTGATCAACTGAATGTGTAGACTTGAACCCATAATCTGCAGCAAGAATTACTACTTGAGGTATACAAGAAGGTAGCAATTGCTCATTAGCAGAATCATAAATCTCCCGAAATAGTGATTGTGGTTCAATATCGGTATTTTTTGCGACCCACTTGCGCATCTCCGTAAAGTTCTTTTCTTTCAGGGTTTTGAGTAGATCTTTGAAGTGAGATTTACTTTGATCTATCAAAACACCTGCATCAATTTTACCACCTGACGCATATCGTTGTAGTTCATTCAGAATCTTACGATTGTCTGGATAACTTTTTTGGATGAGTTCTGCAACTGCTTTTGGGTCAAACTCTACATTTTCTTTTTTCAGAATCTCAACTATACGTTTGAAGAACTGAGACTGAAGTTTTGATTTTTCATCACTTGGGATAGTAAAATTGATCTCAACTGTACGAGAGATGATAGCATCGATAATACGATTTTTAAAATTGCAAGTAAAGAAGAATCTTACATTCTTAAACTCTTCAATGATACCACGAAGAGCCTCTTGACTCTGTCGAGAAATTCCATCAAATTCATCCATGATGAGAAATTTCTGTTTTCCTTCCAAAGAAACAGTACTGGAATACTGCATAACCTTAGTTCGGATAGTGTCGATACCATTCTCCAAAGATGCATTAATGAACAGATATTCACCACCATAGTCATTTACTATGGCTCTAGCTAATGTTGTTTTCCCACAACCAGCAGATCCAGACATAAGAATATGTGTCACATCTTCATTCTTGATCATGCTTACAATCACATTTTTGATTGACTGTGGGAGTATGCATTCTGCCACAGTCTAAGGTCGATATTTTTCACTCCACACAAAATTTTCAATACTGCTCATAATATATCTTTCAGATTATTCAGATGGTTCAATTTACTGTCTAGTGCTATTCCACTCATATCTTTTGATGTTACCAATTTAGTAAAATCTAACTCTTGGAAGGGGGACAAAGCCCCATTATATCACGAGAATGTGGAAGTAGAATCCAGAGCTACATACACCGTCATATCACCATCCAGAGCAGTCCATTTAGAAATTTTCTTTGATGACAGCTCAACTTTATAGGACTGATTAATCATTTTCAGGTTACTAATTGTGATGTTAGCAACAAACTCTTCTGTGGTGTCACCGATCTCAACTTCATAGTTATTTGTACTATTATTCTTAAGATCTAAGACTTTCATTGTCAAGGTTTTTCCATCACCAACGATACTCAGATCTGGAGCAGAAAGTACACTGGAAGTCTTCTGAATAGCGGTTAACTGTTCTGCAGTAAATTCAAACTCGACATCAGCTCCGGGGAACTTGATAGCCTTGTCTGGTGGGAGCAGTAGAACAGATTTGTCTGCTGCATAGTACTTGATACTATTTTTTCCTTCCTTGATCGTTGCAACGGTTGAGCTGAAGTCGATATCTGGATCAGAAAACAGTGATAGAACACCCAGGAATTGACTTAAATCATAGATATAGAAGTCTTCTGGAAAGTCCTCCGTCACAGTCACAGATGCTACAACATTGCGCTGTGGGGAGATAGTGGTAAGAACGGATCCCTTCTTCAGTGCAATGTTACCGTTGATACCCGCAAAATTCTTAAGAATGGACAGTGTTTGTTTTGATAAGTTCATAAAGTAGTCACCTTATAGTAAAAATGGCATTATTGCCAGTAAAATCATTATAACATATTTCTCATGGAGAAATTCAAAATTTTAGCACATGTAGATTCACTTGATGATCATTTCTGAAAAATCTCCCTTCTTCATTACAAAAGTCACCTTATCGAACTGCTGTTCAAGTTCAGTGTTCTGTATAGAGTGGGAGACCATCCAGACATCGGAATCCATAGTCTGGATCAATTCTAGCAACTTCAAACGAGAGTCGTGATCCAACCCAGAATCAAGTTCATCAAGAACAAGCAAATTGATCTTTGCAGAATTCTTTAGAGAAGCAATATGCCTGAATGCGAGAAGAATTGCAACATCTACTCGCTTCTTTTCACCCTCTGATAGAGAGAAGTACTAAGCCGAATCTCTTCCTCTGCTCAACAGCTGTTCATTGAAATTTTCATCCAATACAAAATTAATGAAAAAGTCGAACTCAGATAGATACTTGTTGATCATCTTATTGAGAATCGGCAGGTATTCTTTGATGATACTAGCCTTAATACCTGTGTCCTTCAGAAGACCTAGAGAGACTTCTTGAATCTATTTCTCTGTGATCAATTCGTTCTTGCGTTCAATCAACATAAGAGCAGATTGTGCTAAATCTCTGAGTCGATCTTTTTCTTTTTCCAAGTCTGCAGAAGAACTTTGTTTCTGTGTCTCGATCTTCACTCGTGTGGAAGATTCTTGTTCTTCAAGGGAAATTATTTTCTGGTCTATCGCAGCAAGTTCTTTCAACATTTTCTGCTGTTCGATCTTTGCTGTATCAAACAATTCTTTCTGTGTAGTCAGTTCTTCAACTTTTTTAGAATACTGATCTAGCTTCGGTTTCTGTTGATCATACTTATATTTTAGTTCAGTCTTGATTCTTACTTTGTGATCATCAGTTACAGACTGTAAACATGTTGGGCATGAATGAATAGCGGAGACTGAATCTATCTTCTTGATATCTGATTGAATCTACTTTTTCAGTGTATTGAATTCAACTCTTATATCTTCTAATTCTTCTGACATAAAGTCAGGAATCTGGATAGATTCAAGTAATTTGTGTACATCATTTCTCTTCTATTTTGCCGATACTATATCGTTCTGTAACTATGTGAGTTCAGAATACAGAATTACCAATTGATCATCACTCTTAGAACTCAATGTTTCAATGAGTCTTTTCTGTGCAATCTATTCCTTCTTAGCTGATTCTAGTTTACCATTGATGATTAGAGTTTCTTCTTTATTGACTTGAATCTTTTCCTTAAGCAATCTAAGCATAGTGCTGAAAACATTGATATCTAGAAGATCTTCAATCACATTTCTTCTATGACCGGCTGCTAATTGCATAAAAGGAGTAAAAACAGCAGAACCAAGAACAAGAATCTGTACAAACGTCTTATGATTTATCTTCAGCACTTGCTGCTCAAGATACTATTGATAATCCTTTGTTGCTGCTTCCTGTTTTATCAATTCTGAATTTTTGTATACTTCGAACTTCCCCGGTTTCATCCCTCTCTTAATTTGGTAAGAATCCTTGCCAATCTAGAAATCTAGTTCTACCTGGCAATCCTTCTGGTTGATAGAGTTGATCAATTGTGGGATATTGATCTTACGAAATGGCTTACCGAATAGTGCATACTACAGAGCATCAGTTACCATAGTAGATTTTCCTGCCCCATTGGCACCTGCAACTAGTACTTTTCCCTGTCTGAGATTTAATTCAGTCCATGCATTGCCGTAACTGAGGAAGTTCTTGATTCTTATACTTTCGAAGATAATCATATAGTTTACAGTGTGTCGTTTGTAGTCAGTGCTTCAAAATAAAGTGCTTGCATATACTTATTCAAGTCTTCTTTGGAAACTGATGTGTCTATCTTGTCGATATATGACTTTACTAAGGTAGGGGTATCTTCGATCTGAATAGAATCATCTAATTCTCCATCCAAAGAAACAATATCATTCTCAATAGTAGTTAATTCGTAAGGTGACACCAATCTAATAGAATCAAGCCATCTCTCATAAAGAACTGCATCTTTCTTCTCACCAACAATGATCTTCACAATTTTACCAGCAAGTTTTGATATATCAACTTTACTACCATTATTATAGTGAATCTTCTCGAACATAGTCAGCGGATTTCTCACAAACTCATAGGTGTTCTTGTCAGTATCATAGACAAAAAATCCTTTTGGGTCTGCATAGTCAGCCCAAGTAATTTCATATGGGATACCAGTGTAAACGATATTACCCTTTTCACTTCTCGTGTGGTAATGACCAGAGAAAACCAAATTATACCCATCAAATATAGACCCAGACATCCCACCATGAGATTCAATACCCTTGTACATTGCAAATCCAGCTAATTCAAGATGCCCAAGAAGAATAGATCCTCTATCTTTTCTCTTTACAAATTCCTTAATTTGTTCTTCATTTTCATCACAGATCCAAGGTACAATATCAATTTTTGTGCCTCCCAATTCGATTTGAGTAGGCTTATTCACAACAGTGATATGTTTGTATTCACCAAGCAATAACTCTGGGCTATTAATCTCCAAAGTATGCCGATATGCAATATCATGATTGCCAAGAAGAACATGCATTGATATTCCATGATTTCCCATATCATTAAACCAAACATCTCGGCATTTTGAAAATGCTTTGTATGCTAAATTGGTTCTGTTATCCATACAATCTCCAAGTTGGAGAATATGTTTGATCTTATTTTTCTTGCAGTATGGGTAAAGAACTTCAGAAAAGAATCTATTAAAGTAATCCTAGAAATGATTACTCCCATTTCGTGCACCTAGATGAAGATCACCGAGTATGCACACTTTCATTCTTCATCCCCGAACAGTGTGTCAAGACCTGATTTCTTTGCTTCAAATTTCTTTCTTTTATTTTGTTCTTTTGATTCATAAGGAGTTGAATCTGTCCCGAGAGATTTCATGTATTCAGTATACTACATTTGAAATTCTTCATCTTCTGATCCCATATCAAAGGTATCAAAATCCCCTCTGAAGAACAAATCACGTTTAGTCTGTTCTTTCTTCTTTTCATCTTTGATAGAGCCAAGAAAGGAAAACCAGACACATTGTGTGAAATATGCAAATGCACTAGTTCCTCTAGATGCATCAAAACAGTCGATATTCTTAAGACATGTAAAAACTGCATCACTAATCATATCATCCAAATAACTGTAATTCCGGAAGTTGTGCTTCGAGCCTAGACCCTTAGCAATCTTCAGGAAACATGAAGCGATGTAATTCTACACTTGGGGTTTTTCTTCGCCTGCAGCAAGAGCGGCATCTCTTTGCTCCGCATAGTCTAACAGAGCAGTTTTGAAGTCTTGGTTGTTGACGTAGTGCTCTGGATTCTTTGGATCCACGGGTGGTTTGATTTTGATGGGGGTTGCGTCGTAGTATTTCGCCATAGTATGCTCCTGAATTAGGATGTGTTGTGTCATTCACTTACTATTATAACACAGAAGAAAATGAAGAAACCCCTCTTAGCATGTGTGAAAAATATTTTGCTAAGAGGGGTTTACAAGAGTTCTAGGCAATATACAATCATATTAAAAGGATAATCTTAGTTGCCCCCACCGCTCGGTTGTAATGTAACTATCTTTAGTCTGTGTACATTGATGAGTCAGACATGAATTTACTGACATCAATCTTATGGACTGTGTAGTCAAATTGCTCCTTGTCATAAATTTCAATTCTATGAAACATGTGACGTAACGTTGTGTTGGTGTACGACTTGAAACTGAGATCATCTGCCACATCAAACAATGTGCATTTATTCTTTCCTTCTCTTAGTCTTAAACCTCTACCAATCGATTGCCGCACACGTATTGTTGATTTCGTGGGCATTGCAAAAATCACATTCTCAATTGATGGGATATTAGTACCTGTACTGAAAATTGCAGAAGAAGCAATGATAATACAATTTTCATCAGTCTCTGCCACTTTTCTTACTTCTTCTCTATTTTCAATATCTACACCACCGTGAATAAATCTCACTGTTCTTCCTGGACAGATTTCACGGATGAATTTGTCTAATACTGCACCGTGTTTCTCAATATATGTATACAGAACTAAAGTAACACCTTTAGTATTCTTGGCA